GATATACTAAAAGAGGCGGGTTTTAACCTTATGAGTACTGCTAATAATCACGCTAACGACTTTGGTGAAAAAGGGCGCCGCAATACGGCTAAAGTATTAGATAATGTAGGGATTTACCACGCAGGGCCTGTAGAAAATAAGTCGGTAGTATTTGAAAAAGATGGAGTGAAGTATGGCTTCTGTGCTTTTTCGCCTAATAGCAATATGTTGTCGGTAAACAATATAGCTCAAGCGACTGACTTAGTAAAGGAGCTAAGAGCGCAAGCTGATATAGTTATTGTTTCGTTTCACGGAGGTGCCGAGGGCTCTAAACATACCCGCGTACCCCGAACGAATGAGTTTTTCTACGGTGAAAATAGAGGAGATGTGCATAAATTTGCTCACTCAGTAATAGATGCAGGAGCAGATATAGTATTGGGACACGGGCCGCACGTTACACGCGCTGTAGAGGTGTACAAAGGAAAGTTCATCACCTATAGTATGGGTAACTTTAATACTTATGGGCAGTTTAACCTACAAGGTGTTAATGGGATAGCTCCCCTCTACCAAATAAAAATAGATAAGAACGGCAATTTTATATATGCAGATGTCATCTCTACAAAGCAAACTAAAGGGATTGGCTTAGAGTTGGACGCTGAAGGTAGGGTATTTCAGGAAATAAAAAAGCTTACAGGACTTGATTTTCCTGAAGCACAATTGCAATTTGAAGAAGGAAAAATTAGACAATTAGTCAATTAAATATTAAAATAAACAATTAATAATTAATTATTAAAAAAGATGGGAAGAGCATTTGAATTTAGAAAAGCCCGTAAATTTAAACGTTGGGCTGCAATGGCAAAAACATTCACTCGTATAGGAAAAGATATTGTAATGGCAGTGAAAGAGGGAGGTCCGCACCCTGAAAGTAACTCTCGACTACGTGCCGTAATACAGAATGCTAAGGCAGCTAATATGCCGAAAGAAAATATAGAACGCGCTATAAAAAAAGCAAGTGAAAAGGATACCGCTAACTATAAAGAAGTGCTTTTTGAAGGCTATGCACCACACGGTATAGCTGTGCTGATAGAAACTGCTACTGATAATAACAACCGTACCGTAGCGAATATACGCAGCTACTTCAATAAATGCAATGGTACATTGGGGACTTCAGGTTCGGTAGAATTTATGTTTGACCATACGTGTAACTTCCGTATCAATGCTGAAGGTATAGACCCTGAGGAATTAGAACTTGAAATGATAGATTTTGGAGCAGAAGAAGTGTTTGCTGACGAAGATGGTATTCTTATTTATGCTCCTTTTGAGAGTTTTGGAGCTATACAAAAAGAGCTTGAAAGTAGGAATATAGAAATTCTTTCATCAGGTTTTGAACGCATTCCACAAGTTACCAAAGAACTTACTCCTGAAGAACAAGCTGATGTTGAAAAGCTGTTAGAAAAGATAGAAGAAGACGAGGATGTTCAGAATGTTTATCATACTATGAAGGAAAGTGAAGCCTAAATATCAGTAAATTAGGTGTTTATATCAGATTTACAAGGAGTTACAAAATGTTCATAGGTGGTTATTGATAATTATTTTTTGAAGATTTATGAACCAATATTGAACCAATGATAATATAAGCCTATGAACTTCCAATTTCAATTAAGAGACTATAAAAAGCAAAATGGCACACAAGCAGTGCGCTTACGCTTCTTTACCTCTTCTAAGGATATTCAGTATTTAGATACTGGCGTTTCGGTACTCAAAACTCAATGGGACGAAAAAAAGCAACAAGTGAAAAAGAATACACTTGAGGAACAGCTTAACGCCTCGCTAAATGCGCTTCTTAATGAGGTGAAAATGCTCTATTACAAAAATGAGGGCGTATCAGCAAAACGACTGCTGCAAATCTATCGAAATAGTAAAAAGTACGATAGTTCTTCAATGTTAGACTTTTACCAGTCTATAATTGATGAGACAAGAATAAAAGGGAGTATAAGAACGGCTAAAACATATCAGCGTTATCTTGATAAACTACGTACTTTTTCCTCTTATCTTAGTTTTACTGATATATCCCCCCTATGGGCAAAAGACTATGAGCTGTGGCTAATGAAACGTGGCAATAAACCTAATACCATAGCCTCTAATTTTAAGTGCTTAAACGCAATTCTCAATAAAGCCGTAAAACTGGGACTTATTGAGAAAAACCCCCTCAAAGGGTATGAAATTAGAACTGTGAATACCAAAAAGGAAAGTCTATCTATAGAGGAAATAACCCTTTTTGAGCAGTACGAAATAGCTCCACACTTTAAGGCAATGGAGTTGGCTCGTGATATGTTTCTTTTTTCATTCTATACGGCAGGAATGCGTTTTAGTGATGTATGCAAACTAAAATGGGAGAATGTAAGTGATACCGAAATCGTTTATACAATGGGCAAATCTGAAAAGAGGGCTGGAGCAACACGATACATTCCTATCACCCCTAAAGTGTCAGCCATATTGCATAAATACAAGAGTAATAAAAAGTACGTATTTCCTATTCTTGATAAGTGTAAGGATAAAGATATTGAGGGGATAGAACATACAATTTTTATAGCCAATAATAAGGTAAATAGGGCTATAAAGATACTTGCCGAGCATGTAGGTATCACTAAGCGCATTTCGATGCATATAGCCAAACATTCCTTTGCGAGTTATGCCGTAAAAAACGATATTGATTTGTTTCACATCTCTAAACTGCTGGGACATACTAAGCTATCAACTACTGAACATTATCTGAGGGACTTTTTCCAAAAGGAACAAGCCGATGTTATGAATAAACTATTTGGATAATAAAAAAAAACAAATATAATTATCATTTTCGTGACCTCACGAAAATGGTTGTTAATTGAAAATAATTTTATAATTTTACACCCTAAAAGAACTAATTACATAGAATATGGATAATAGAACACTAAAGAATACTGACGAAAGAAGTAGTAACAATTCCAAGAAAGACAGAGACATAACAAACGTAATGAAAGTGTTTGTTACTTACAATGGGCAGGTATATACTGACCATATAACAATGGATAGTATAAAACAAGCGTATAGAAAAGCATACGAAAAAGCATATTCATTATGAGTAGAAAATATAGATAAAGCCCCATATTGGGGCTTTTTTAGTTTATAGCTATTTTTGGTTTTAAGAATAGATTTTGCTTTAATACATACCTCTGAATAACATCTTCAGGAAGAGCAAAAGCGTTTGCTAAATCATCATAAGTGTACTCAAGTTCTTTTAAATGTAATTTTACAGCCATATCAAACGTTATAGCATCGTCTATACTTACACTGCCTTTTTCATTTTTTTTCTCTCCTATTCTACTCAGTTCAATATTGAAATATTTATATTTATTTTGATTAATAACCCCTAATGAGTATGCGCGCCTGATAATTGAAGCCTTTGAGGTTAGCCAATAGCTTTTTAATGTGCTTAGGCTTGAAAGTTTGAGCCCCTCTAATGAATTTCTTATCGCTCTTTCAGGCATTAGAAATTCGGAAGCAAAATCGTTGGCTTCTTGCTCTTTGTCTCTAACATTTGGTACTGGAAAAGCTGTGTGCATTATCAAATGCCCTAATTCGTGGGCTAATGTGAAACGTTTTCTATCATTAGGAAGTCTTTTATTTAATACTATTACAGGAAATCCTTTTTTGGTAAATAACGATATACCATCAAACTTTTCATTAGCATTTAGTTCATAAATGATAATTCCTTTATCCTCTATAATTCTAAAAATATCCTCAATAGGTTCATTGTCGAATATTCTAAAATCCTTGCGTGTGAATTGGGCAATATATTCAGGAGTATATCCATCTTCAATATCTAAGGTTTTAAGTGAGAAATCAGGATAATCAATAGAATTTGACATTTCGTCAATAATATAACCGATAAATATACAAGATGTTTCAAAGTCTTGAATAATTGATTTTGGAATGGTGTTTTTTTTGCGATAGTTAGATGTCTCTAAGTCTACTGATATTTTGCGCTCAAAAAACTCTTTTGGAAATTTCAGCACATTAAATATCTTTTCCAAAATCTCATCGGATAGTCCACCAAGTCCTTTTTCAAACTTGGATAAATTAGATTGTGAAAGCCCTTGCACCGCTTTTGACAATTCTGTTTGCGTCAGCCCTCTGTATTCCCTTGCAAGGGCAAGCTGATTGTGATTAACTTTCATAGGTGTTTTGTTGTAATTAGCCGTTAGTGTTTTTGTAAAAAAGGTAGTAGGACTTGTCGGTTAATAAATGTTACATTGCCTTTTTACGTTTAGATTGCTCTTTAACTTTAGGTAGCAATCTTCCAGTTTTATTAGGCGTTAATATAGTAGGAGCATTTAATGATGTTAGTTCATCTTTACGAAGTCTCCATTTTATTTTTCCCTCGTCTATATAAACAAAATGAGGATTTATCAAATCACCTGATTTGCTTTTTTCCCAACCGAAAAATACGATAGGATTTTCGTAGTCAGTAGGGTCAAAAAGTTGCGTCTGCATTTGGTTTATAATGGACTGATTGGCATTTGTTTTTATATTCATAGGCATACCTTTTTTGTTTAACTTTTTAAACAGTAAAGAGTGTCCGCAGAATGTTATTACAAATCGTTTGTATTTCCAAAACTTCCATTTCTCAGGAAAAACTTTTTGGAGTTCACCTAATAGACAAGTTTGAAAAACGCTTGCTTCAAAGCCTCTACTTCTTGATTGTGGAGGGAAAGGTTTCATAGTTGAACCGAACTTTTCTTTAGCGTTTTCAAAAGCATAAAAGAACTTAATAAGCCCTTTTTCAGTACATTCAGTAATGAATGCATCTTTTTTTGCGAGCTTTCGCTTGCAGGATTGGACAAAAGTTTGTATCTTTGTCGCGTCAAAATTATTATATTCCATAATTGTTAAAAATTAAGACAAATCCCACTACCTAAAATATATCTGCTGCAACAGATATATTTTTTACGGTGCAAATATATAAAAAATAAATAAAATTGTATATATTTTTTTGTTTTTTTTGTATTTTATTTTTGGAAACACTTTTAATTTATTGATAATAAAAATATTAGGCTATTCTTATCACTATCGTTTTTTCTTCAACGATTATTGATTTTAAATATATTTCTACTTTTGCCCAAAATAAAACTAATATACCAATGAAAAGAATTGTATTATTACTAATGGCAGTGCTCGCCATTACAAGTTGTTCAAAGAGCGATGATAAAAAAGATGAAGAAAAATTACCTGAAATTAGTGTGTCTAATAACCCTATATCTGTTAAAACAGGAGGCACTAAGGATATTACTATTAGAGTAAATGAATCTAATTGGCAAATAAAAGATGTTAAAATTGAAAATGATAAAATAGCGGGTGTTTTAAATAGCTATGGAAACTATCGTATCTTTGGGGTAGTAAAAGGCATTACAAACCTGCTAATTACAGCTTCAAACTCTCAAAAAGATATAACTAAGAGTATTCCTATTATCGTTAGCGATGTAGAGGCTCAAAGTATTATTATGCAAGATGAGATCGTAATTGGGATAGGTAAACAACAAAGCAGGTCTATAACATATACCATTACGCCATCTGATACTTCTGAAAAAATAGTATGGGCATCAAGCGATGATAGAGTTGCTACTGTAGAAAAAGGTATTGTAACAGGAGTAAAAACAGGAACTTGTACAATTACAATAATAGTAGGTAGATTAAAATCTTCTTGCAAAGTGATTGTAAAAGAAAATGAGGGGTATCAAGAACCTCAAAAAAATGAGCCTAATAAGGAACAACAAGACCAAAAAGAAAAGGAAAAAGCTAATGAGCAAAATAAAAAAGACGCTCTAATTTATTTTGCGTTGGCAAAAACAAGCCTAAACAATCGTTTGAATAAAAACAAGGAGTTTGACTTTTGGATAAATACATTAAAGGCATTAGAAGTGTCTAAAGGTAATGAAGATGTTTATAAAGAAGTAGAATATTTTCTTAAAAATAATCGTTTTGGAACTCCTCGTTGGATTGATAGTCAGCAAGCAGAAATTAACAAACTTATTGATAATTTGAAGCCTCAATCAACTATTATTAATAAATATGAAGAGATAAAAAGTTTTATAAATGCTTTTAACGAATGGAGATAGAAAAAGCCCTCATCACGAGGGCTTTTTCTATGTACGCATTTTTATTCCTTTGGTGGTAAGTTCGTCTATACCACGTTTTACTCCAGCAAGGTCTGTCTCCATCTTATGTAGCTTATATGTGTTTGTTTCTATCCCAGCAAGGTGTCTTAGTTGTTGAGCAGCATTGGTTAGCATTGATTGATGCATTTCCCTAATGAAATTAGCCGTTTGTAAGGTGGCATTCTTTATCTCAGCACTCAATTGAGTTTGTAATCTGAATTGACCTAAAATGTCGTTTCCTGTGTCTTGACTCATACGCGCAAAACCTTTTTCTACAGATTTCCTATCTGAAGTTGCTGAGTATAAGCCATTCTTTTGCAATTCGTCCTGAAAGGTTTTAAAATCACGTGTAGCATTCTCTACATTGCTACGCATTGATTGCACAAAATTACTAGTGAGAGTGTTCACTTCCTTGGCTACACTTTGTGAGTCTCCACCTTTTTTGTAAACATTTTTTATTTCCTCTTGAAACTTTTTAAATCTCTCTGAAAAGTGGACTTCAAAAAGCATTTGTTTTTGTAGTTTTTCTAACACTTTTCCCGCTGATTTACCGAACTCTACAAAAGCATCTTTTCCGTCTTTTAGAGAATTTACAATATCATTCATTAGGTCACCTCCTAACTGACCAAAAGTACTTTCTAAGTACTTATCTAACTCTTCTCCTGCTTTCTGAGCCTGTTTTTCTAAATCTATTAGGTCTTGTAATGCTCTTTTTTGTTCTTTAGAAGCAAATTCACTTGTTAATAAACTTTCTGCTCTGGACAGGTTAAGTCTCCCGTATTCGTTTATTAAGTCTTTGTATTGGCTTATTATTGAAGAATATACTTTTCTTGATGTTCCCTCATCAGAACCACCTCCCCAAAGAGATGCTATCCCATTTGAGATTTTTTTTAATGTGTCTTGAGCGTAGTTATGATTTATATACCCAGATTGTACATTTATGTTTCCAAGAGCCCCATTTTTGATTTTACTCTGTACTTCGTTAGTTTTTTGCCTATATAGTTCCATATAATTTACAGCCTTGGCAATTTCTTTTTCACCAAATACAGAAGATTCTTTTTTAAGGAGTAGATTCTGTTCAAAAAGTAGATTGTTGTAAGTGCGTTGTTGCTCTATCTTAGTAAGCATTAGACTATTAATTTCCTCCCTTTGCTTCTTTTCGTGCGCAGCAACATTCTGAGCAATAGCAGTTGTTAATCCTATTGCAGCACCAATAATAGCCCCAGCTCCTTTCCCTATTTTACCTCCAACCTCTGCACCTTTCATTGTTTTATCTATAATATTGCTTATTTCGTTTAGGGTCTTGGCAAATTCTTTAAGGTTTTTATTATCCATAGCATCACCCAAAGCTTTAAACATATCAGTAAGCACACCCATAGCTTCGCGAGCATTGTCTATGTCTTTTGCAATAGATGATACCGCTTTTTGTCTTTCATAATTTTGCCCTTCACCACCATCTCCATCTTCTCTATTCTTCCCAAAGGCTTTTTTGAAGTTTTTCCCCAATCGTTCAAAATAAGGGCGCGCTTCATCGGCTTTCTCTTTAGCACTGTCAATGCCTTCTCGTATATTCTTTAAAAGGTTTAGGATTTCAGGGTCGTCAGAACCTTGAAATAGCTTTTGAAAGGAATCAAAGGCTTCCTCCGCCTTTTTAACCATCTCATCAATTTGTTTAGAAGTCTTTTTGTTTATGTCAGTAAATAAAACTCCTATATCATCACCTATAGCGCCTTCCTTTATCTTAAATTCTAATTCCTTTCTTGCTTTCTTTTTTAAAAGCTCCTTTATTCTCTCATCATTCTGACCATTAACATTGTTCTTTTCGAGTTCTAATCTGTCTTTTTCAAACTCTTCAAAGATTTTGTTTTTTTCTTCCTCATAAGTCTTATACTTTTCTAATAAGTCCCTATACACTTGTTCCTGCTGAAAACGTTGGTACTCGGCATTGGAGGCTAAAAGTGTCTTTTCGTTTTCGGCAAGGCGGGCTTTTTCAGCATTGATGGCTTCGGTATTGGTGTTGAAGCCCTGCCCTTTTTTCCATTTTCCTTGCGCTTCAGCTTTTTGTTTTTCAGTTTCGATAAAGGCTGCTAACTGGTCTTGCGAACGCCTCCTTATCTCTTCTTCTTGCTTGTCGTACTCTAATTGTATGATAGCAAGGCGTTTTTCAGCCCCGTCTTGCATTATCTTGATGCGAGCTTCTTCTTGCCTAAATAGATCGTCTTGGATTTGTCGCTGGTGGTCTCTGTTGGCTTTTTCGGTGTCGAACTCTGGAGGGGTTTCTTTTTTGGCTTTTGTTGTGGCTTTTTTGTTTAAACTTGCTTTGTGATTCTCTAATGTTTTCTTTGCGCTTTCTAAATTGTCTTTGGCTTCTTTAATGATTTTTGCAAACTCTTCTTCTGTGTGTTCCCCTTTTCCTCCGTTCTTTATATTATCCAAAGCCTTTTCTGCGTCCTTAACGGCTTGTGTATATTTCTTAGTAAGGTCTTTATACTCATAGGTTTTTTCGTGAAGGCGGTCTAATTGTGCTTGTATGGCTTGGTTTTGTGCTTGTAGTTCTTCTTTATTGAAAGCGTACCACTCATCACCAAACTTTACACCGTGTGAAGCCCATTTTTTGCCTTCTTTTTCTTGATTTTGCAGGTCGGCAATGAGGCGTTTGCGCTGCTCTAATTGTTTTTTAAGGTCGCCTTCGGATTGGTTTTTAAGGTTGGCTGTCCAATCGCTAATGGCATCGCTTTTTAGTTCTTTTTTGGCGTTTTTTTGTTTTTCATTGAAGTAGGCGTATATTTCGCTATAATTCCCAAAGGTGCGCCAATGGTTGCCGAATTTCTCTGTAATTATTCTGTCGAGGTCTGACCCTTTGGCTATTTCGTCAAAGCCTTTGCTGCCTTGTTTTGTGCCTATATCGTACAATATTTTGGCGTATTCTTTGTTCTTGAAATAGTCGGTTTGGCGTTGCCCGCGTGCTTTATTGGCGTCAAACTCGGCTATTTCTTTTTTGAGTTTGAGTATATCGGCAAGTTTGATGCTTTCTATATCGTATTTTGCGAATATTTGGGGATAAGCTCCGGCAAGTTCTGTAAGGGCTTTGCGCCTATCGGTATCGGCAAGGTATTGGTTGGTAGCGGTGTCGATAAGTTCCTCGATATGTTGTTTGTGCTCTTGCTCTTTAGCCATAGCAACTTCCCTTTCTTCATTAAGGCGTTTTTGGGCTTTTTCGGCTGCTGAAGTTCTATCGGTAAGGACAAACATTGCTGCGGCTAATGCGGCTACTGCTGTTGCCATAAATACGTAGGGGTTGGCGAGCATAGTGGCATTGAGGAGTTTTTGGGCTTTCTCTAACAGCAAAAGCCCTCTGTATTGGGCGAGTTGTGCTACTGTCCATCCATTAGTAAGCTGGGTGCTGAGGGCTACGAGGGTATTATTGACGATGATTGCTGCCCTGTATGCTCCGTAGGTGGTGATGAGCCCTGCGATGATTTTGCCGAGCGTTTGATAATTTTCAACCAAGAAAGATACGCTCGATATAGCCCCAGATACCGCACCTTCGCTTGCCTTTCCTATTTCATTAAGCATTTGGTCGAAGTTGTCTTGCAGGTTGGATATTTGTCCGCCTAACGACTTGCTTTGCTCTGCCATAAGATTAAAGAATAACCCGCCTTCGTTGGTCATATTCTTGATAACGGCTTGTATCTCGGGAAAGCCTATTTTACCCGCTGAAACCATTTCTTTAATCTCAGTTTCGCTCTTACCTACAACCTTACTCAATTCAGCAATAATAGGAATACCGGCATTCATAAACTGGTATAGGTCGTTGGTCACTAGCTTACCTTGTGCTTTGACTTGCCCATATACGTGAATGAGTTGTCCCATAGGTACGCCTAATCCAGCAGCTACATCACCCATTCGTCGGAGGGTCTCGGTTACTTCTTCAGCGGGTACTTGAATAGCAAGTAAGCGCTTAGCCCCTTCAGATACTTCTTGTAATCCGAAAGGGGTTTTGGCTGCAAGTTCTGTCATTTGTGCCATTAGGGCATTGGCTTTCTCCTTGCTCTTTAACATAGTCCCAAAAGATATTTCGAGTTGTTGGAACTCGGAGCGTACGGCTACCATTTGGCTAATGAATGATTGCGCCCCTTGTAGTGTAAAGTAAGCGGTTGCACCCTTGAGGAGGGTTTGCCATACATCGGCTTGTTTTTTACCTTCTTCTTTGACTTTTTCAGTGAGTTTTTCAAAGTGTTTTTTGATAGCCTCGACATCTTTTTGTATCTGTGATTGGTCTGCTCTTACTTGGAATAATAGAGCTCCGTCTTGTGGTTGCATACGATTTAGTTTTTAAAGTAATAATGCGAGATTGTGGGTAAATCTCGCATTATTGGGTGAATTGTTTCATTCCTTTGAGAAAATCCCCATAATTGGTACGTTTTTCTGACTCTTGAGATTTCTTTTTAGTATCTTTATCCTTATCATAATCATAAGAGGGGATAACGGCACTATAAAGCATTACATTAGCATAGCTTATTTCTTTCAGCACGTAATCAAAAGTTAGCCCGTACTGCTTGGCGAATGAGCCTACAAGTCCCCAGATGCTGTCATTTCGTTCTCCACTTCCTTCGTTGGTTTGGTTATCATCATTCCTTTGAGGGAAGTGGTAATGACGAAAAAAGGGCGTATATCTATTTGTCCTAATACTTTAAAGAAGGCGGCTGATACTTCGGTAATGGGGGTGTTAATGAGTTTTTTTGCCAGCAATTCGCCTTTGGTTATATCTTTCTTTTTGCGCCAAAACTGCCATTTAGGATAGGTAACTACTTCGGTAAAATGATTGCCTAATAGGATTACTGCTATAGCCCACGCTATATTCTCATACTCTTCGGCATTGTGTATGATTGAGCCTAATATATTAGTCTCATTAATAGTGTCGGTGGGTATTTTGCTGATGTACTTTGAAGCCCTTACAAGTGTAAAAATAGAGGGCGGAGCGACTTGATACGCTTCGCCCCCAATGGTTACTGTTGTAGGTTCTTCAAGTAGGGTTTGTGCTACTTGCTCTTCCATAGGTTACGCTACTTTTTCGATTGATAAAAATCCTTTACTACCATTAAGGATAGTGATTTCTACATCTACATTGTAGCCACTATCTCCTGTGTAGTTGAGTTTGCCGCTTACTGTACAATAGAACATATCAATTTTTTCTGCTCCTGACACTTTTGGAACAATAGAAAAAGAAAATTTCTTAGTAGAGACAAAAGACTTGATGATGAGTTTGTCGCCTAACTCTTCAATATCCCAAATTTCAGAAAGCAATGCCTTGTTAAGGTTTTTAACGGTACATTTTACTTTCAGAGTGGGCTCGCCTTTCATTCGGTCGATAATTTTACCGCCAATAGCTTTCCACTCTAATTCTTTACCGTCTTCTGTCTCAAAAGAAAAACTATCTTCTTTAACGATACCTAACGTTTTGAGTACAGTACCCATAGCGCCTGCAGCTCCTGGTGCTCCAAATTTAAATTCTAATTCGCCCCAAGCAGTGGCGTTATTGTCTATAAATGCCATAATCTTTAATTATTAAATGTGTTATACCTAAATTTTACTTTTGCGTTGATGAAAAACTGCTTAATATCCGTGTCCTCAAAGGTTTGTATAAGCTGGTGCAATGTTAGCCTATAGTTGCGAAGGGCTGTTTTAGACTCCTCAATGATAGGCATTAGAGCCTGCTCGATAGCATCACAACGTACAAAGTTTTTCCTATACTGATTATCGTTATTTTTGACTGTATGGACAAAAATATTGATGTTAATCACCCCTGTTTGATATTGACCGTCTAACCCAGTAAGGAACGATATTACACAATCCTCTTTTTGTGAGTTCAATGGGCGTACACCACTACGGTATGTTTGCCCATTGATAAGCGGGTTTATCTTATCCTTAAAGTACTTATATAGATCGGCTTCTATTTGTGAGGCTGTTTTTTTCATTGCGATAATGCTTTTAGGAGTTTTGGTACTTCTTTTTCGGCTAATAATTCAGCTGATGAAAGTACATTGTAGTTGCGAGCTTCTACATAAGCAGCGTACTTCATTCCTGCTACTACTACCAATACAAAACCTTTTGGATATTGAGAAATTACTTTCTTGATGAACGTTTCGCCTTCTTTTTGTCCACTTTTTCCTTTCTCTTTTCCTCTTTCAGTAGGAGCAAATCCTCCTTTTTCAATGGTTTTGCCATCTTGTAGTACTACATAGCCTATTGAGGAGCGAAGGTTGCCGGTTTGGTCTTGATAACTTCCGTGTTCACGAGCTTCATTGATACACTTTTCACCTACAATACGAAGGATACGAACGATTTTCTCTTCGTATTTGGCTATTTTCTGCTGTAGCATACGCTCTATATCAGCGGGGGTGAATTGTGGTGTTATCATACGAATATACGGCAATGAAAGTAATCTCTTGAAAATCGTATTACTTGCTTTTCGATGCGAATATTTCCCTCTACATCTACTACTTGCAAGGTAGTACCCGCTTCTATTTTGGGTGTATCTTTGGGAGCATAGATAGTAGCGGTACAATCAAATATTTGACCATCTACTTTAGTTATCTGTTGTCCAGCTCCTGCTATCTCATCACGACATACACCTATTTCTTGCCACTCAATAGGGTCAGTAGGATAAATAGGTATGCCGTTTTCATCAATAGTAGGGGCTTGCGATGCTTTCACCTTCAATAGGTACGGGTATATTTTCATTTCCTTGCAGTATTTTAGAATAAGTGGGTAATATCTCTTACAGTGGCTTTTTCCTCCAACAAATTCACCCTACCGAGCTGCTTACAAAGTAAATTGTAAAAGGCAGTAATAGCTGATTTGTCATAAGAAAAGGATAATCCTCCTTCAGAAAATGACACGGGGCGCAATAAGAGTTCAGGAATGAGGTTGTAGAAAAACATCTTAGTCTTTCGTTCGCTCTCTTCATTGAACTCATCAGAAAGCCCCAATCCTACTCGCTGCATTTCGGCAATGAGTAGGGTAGTGGGGTATTCCACGTTCCATAGTTTCAGTTTCTCATCTATGTACGCTTGTGCGGTCATCTTAGAACTTTGTTTTGATGATGAGTTTGCGCTTAGAGTCGTTCAATACCGGAGTAGCGAACGCTGTAGCTTTGGTAGATACCAAGATAGGGTCTTGATGCCCAAAAGTATTTACCAAAATGAAGTTATCCTTAATAGATTTGCTCATCACATCGGCAAAGTCCATTGTGAACTCGGTAGTAGTGGTATATTGGGTACTACCCAACAATGCTGAAGTAGAGAATAGTACGTTACCCTCTTCCCAACCATTAGCCACGGTTACTTCTCCGTCTTTGCCCTCAAAGCTGACGAAAGACTCCCATACTTTGATAGTAGGTAATCCACGTTCAGCAAGTTCGGCGTTGAGTTGTTCCAAACGTACCTCAGGCAAAATGGTAGTAGCGTTGATAGGAACACCTAACACAAAAGCACGTGTGTTTTTGTTCTTCAATACCTGATTGAGAGTGGCACGGCTCATAGTGATAGTGGTATAACTATACCCTTTGCCTTTGGCTTCTTCTTGGTATTTTTCGATTTCTTCTATAGGGTTAGCATCAGCATCTGCCCATTTCTTGAGTGCGTTTTGTGTTTTTACTTTGAAGTCTACCGATACATTCACCACTCCACCATTATTGGTAGCGGTAGTTTTGTATTTACCAGTAGATACAAGTTGTTTAGCCATCCACTCCATACGAGCATTGATACCATCAATACAAAAACGAGGGTCTTCGTATATCTTATTAATAAGCTGGTTTTTAATACCTGCATTAGTAGGGTTAGCACTTACCGCATAACGGAGTTGTTGAATGGTTAGGAGGTCTTTTTCGTTCAAATCACGAGCGATTTCTACTTTTGGTATTTCGCCTTTGATGTTTTCCACAAAATCACGCCCTTTGCGTGGTGCTTTTGAGCCAATAGCCACGATGTCTGCCATTATTTTAGCCCCGTCAGCCCCTTCAATATTAGAATAAGTAAGAAAAGGATTGTACACCAAAGGGAAATATTCGCGGTAGCGCAAATCTCCTAACGGGTAGGCTTGGATAATAGCATTCATATTAGCCTGAGAGAACTCGGTAATAATGTTGTTTGCGTTGATATTCATCTGCTTTTAAATTTTTAAGTTATTAAACGAATGAGATACGAGGCAAAGCGGTGCGTAGGAATGCCACGCCTGCTTTTTCTTTGTCGGGTAGCGCGTCTTTGCGTGCTGTTCCTGCCATAACGACTGCTACAAGTGGCATATCGTCAATGACTACATCGTGAGCGGTAAGCCCCAATGCTCCTGCGGTATTGGCTTGTGAAAGGTCTTCTTTTACAACCTTGAATGTACCATTAGTGTCGGGCATTACGAGCGTGCCTGCGGGGATAACTCCATCGGTAAAGCGTTCCTTAGCAGTAGTAGGGTCTATATACACCCCACCAGGATAGGTAACATCCAACTGGTCAAACACGACTATTTGGCGACCTGCTTTTTCTGAAATTTGGACTTGTTTCATAAGTGTTTACTGTTTTTTGAAATTATCGTTAATATACGCTTGTACATCTGCTGATACGCCATTAGCATCTGTACCACCTCCTATAATAGGTCTTGAGTGTGAAGAAAGCCCTGCATTAGCTTGGGTCTGTAAAAACGCTTGTTCATCGGCTTTGAGTTCATTTACAAAGGCATCCATTTCGGTATCGTCTTTGAAAGTACGCCCTAAGTGGTGTTTGTAGAATGTTTCTGATACCCCCTGCTTTTTGAGTTGGTTTAGGAAACGTTCTTTAGCACTTTGTTGTTGCTTTTCAGCTTGTAATGCTGCAATAGTTTCATTTTGTTTATTGACAACATCCACAAGGCTTTTTGCCCACTCTGGCATTTCATCAGGTTTTGGTTCTGTGGAGGGAGCAGGCGGGTTTTGAGGATTTGGATTAGATTTAGCCCTCTCTTGTTCGAGTTCTTTCTCTAACTTCTTGCGAGCCTCCTCTGCCTTTGTAAGGCTGGTACGCCCTTTGTCTGCTACTGATTGCAATAGCTTAACCTCATCTTCAACTCCTTTGACAGCGTTTTCGATTTCACTTTCTTCTTTAACCGCAGTTGCTAAGCGAGTAGCGATTGCTTTTAAAATGTTTTCCTCTAACCCCAAGTGCGCATACTTGGTTTTGAGAGCTTGTAGGATTTTTTCCATAAGATGTACAATATTTGTTTTTGCAAAAGTAGGGGGTAAAACACTAAGTAATGTAAAGACAGTTTGACATTTTTTTGACATATTTAAGAGAAGCGAAAAAAGAGGTGTATTATGTAGTAATTTTGCAGTATAAACCTTTAATTTTATAGTAAATGGAAAAGATTTTTATTAAAAACCTTAGAGGGAACGACAAATTGCTGCATTCGATGTGTGGTAATATTATTTTTGTTGTGTCGTTTCTGATTGCTTGGCTGTGTTATTCATTATGGGAAGCCTTTTTAATTGCTGCTGGTGTGGTGCTTTTTGTGGGGCTTGCCAAGGAGTTGTACGACAAGTACATCAAGAAAACATTCATTGATTGGTGGGATATTGTGGCGAGCCTTACGCCTTACCCTATTGTGAAACGTATAAACAAAAAAAGATGATAAACTACATTTTACAAGGCTTCGGCTTCACCGGTTGGCGAGACTTTATTAACTCAAGTTTTGGACACGTATTTTCAGTAAACTTTATCGCCGTAGATGTGGTAGTATCCGCTTTTATCGGATTAGTTCACTTCCTGTTTGGCTTCAATCACTTATTCCTTGCTGCTTATGCGGTGCTGATATTCTTTGAATGGATTACCGGCGTATCAGCATCATTTAAGCGTGGAGAACGACACGAGAGTCGCAAATTTGGACGTATGCTACTGAAGATGCTCACTTACTTGGTGCTGATATATGTGCTACATACTTTTTCGGCTAATATCAGCTTTCCTACGATAGGTGATTTTGAGTTCGACCCTTTCCATTGGCTCTATTGGGTGGTGCTGCTTGCTATTATATGGCAGTTAGTAGTGAGTCTATTAGAGAATTTGGATTGTTTAGGGTTTAGGTTCGCTGGAATACTGCTGAAGATTATCAACAAAAAATTCTTTAAGATGTTTGACCTTACTGAAGAAACTGAGAATACTAATACCTAATACATTATGACACCGAAAGAATTTATAAAGCAATACAAACCTTTTGCGCTTGAAACGGAGCGTAAAACGGGTATTTCGCACCTCTTTACCTTGGCACAAGCCGCGTTGGAAAGCGGGTGGGGAAATAGTGCGCCAGGGAATATGTTTTTTGGGGTGAAAGCGGGTAAGGACACACCTGCTAATAAAAAGCAATTGTTAAACACTACTGAAGTACTTAATGCTCCAAACTTAGGATATAAGTTCCCGCAAGTGATGTCTATATATCAATTACCTAATGGTAAATATAAGTATGAAGTGAAAGACTGGTTTAGGAAGTACGACACGCCTGAAGAATGCTTTACAGACCACGCGCAATTCTTTTTCAAAAACAAGCGATATGCAAAGGCGTTGTTAGTAAGAAGCGACCCTTGTAAGTTTGCTGAAGAAGTGGCAAAGGCTGGGTATGCTACCGCGCCTAACTATGCTGATAGTTTAAAGAAGTTAATCAAAACAATAGAAAGTTATGAATAGGATAATTGTTGTATTATGGGCGTTACTCATCCTTATAGGGTGTAGAACTCGCAAGGTTGCTACTACCGAGCAAAAGCGGGTGCAAAAGGAGCGTTTTATAAAGTACAAGGATAGTACGGCTGTTTTTCAGCATAACGCGCAAACCTTGCAGCTTGATACGCACGCCTTACAAGAATATGAGGTAACCCTTGAAAGTGATAGGGATAGTGTGGGGAATAGTAAGGAGTTGGTGTATTACCGCATTCGCGATGGTGATAATGAGATGATAATGGTAAGTGGTGGAAAGGTGAAGATTACGACTAAAAGCAGCCTTTCTAATAGCCTAATAGAGGCGAAGGCTACTCTTACTAATACGGTTATACAAAGCTCTAAGGAAGAGCGAAGGATAAGCGAAGCTATAACGATGGCTTATAAGACAAAAGAAGTGAAAGGAATAGTAATAAGATGGTGGTGGATAGCGGTTGTGCTATTGGCGGTGTGGATAGGTTGGCGGTATAAGTTATTTAGGTTTTAAGAAAGTGAAAGAAAAAGGCTATTAGCGTTGTGCTGATAGCCTTTTTTGATTGGTGATTAGTGAGTGATTTACCGCTCCGCTTGGCTTTTATCATTCGTGGTTTGACCATTGATAATAGCAGCGCAAGTCTCGTGAATGTGCTTGTAGAGCTCAATATCTGAGGGTTGGAAACTGTTGTTTTGAACATCGAAGCTATGGTTAGTAACATTTCCGTGTAGGTAGGGGTAGTAACCTTGTTCTTCTACTTTCTTTTGTACAGAGAAAGATATTGATTGAGGGTTTTGGTCTTTCTCAAATTCGTAAGAGTACATCACGATTATGCCTTGTACTTCTTCTTGTGATGTAATGCGGGTTGTTTGTTGAATGATTTGCATATTATTTGTTTTTTATTAATTATTCTCTGATGAGGTTTGTTACAATACCATTGGTAATGATTAGATAGTATCCGCTGCCAATACCTACTTTTCCGGTGTAGCCTTTTTGACCATTCATTATTATTTCACCATAGAAGTTTGTTTTTCCATTTATTTTGACATCTCCCTCTACTACATCAAGTGCTACAGATTCTTCTTGTCCCCATATTGCTTTTAATATAAGGGCAGTACTTTTTCGCCCTCCTCTACTTTCTAACTTCATTGCAGAGTGGGTTGTATCATTAAAACCTGATGTAAAAACATCTATAGCTGATTTATCTACTGTTTTAAATATTTCAGGGTCATTTATTCGCACTTGCGTTGTACGGCTGTCTTTTCCTCTTCCCATAGCCCTTATAAGACCCTCAGATGCGATAGTAAGTCCGTTTGCTTTTAAAGAAGTTTCGCTTGCACTTTCTATTTTAAAATTTCCTATTTGTCCCTTTGAAGCATATATACTTCCATCATCTTGTACTCTAAAAGGGGCTCTTTCTTTATTCCCATAGTTAGCACCAGCAAAGAAACGTATAGAGTTACCGGCTAATCCTGCCCCATTGATACCAGCATTGCCGCCTAATGTGTTGCCTACAGTGAGTGCTCCAGTGGTGATGGTGTTTTTTACGATTTCTGTACCATTGGTATAATCAGCACCTTTGCTAAACATTCCATTGATAAACTTAACATTTGCTTTTTCGGCTTCGGTGAGGTTCATTGCGTTTTTATCAATGATACCTAAGTCTACCATTGTATCCCATACATCTTCAGGAGCTGGTGACCAGTCAGTGGGTTTGTTGCCGCGTTCGAGTTTGAGACTTCCAATACTTACTTTTCCCCATATCCATATACCTATTTCAGGGCGTTCTGAAGAGTTTTTAGCAGTAAATGTGAATGAGTATTTTTTTTCTTCTGTACTATCAATGCGCTCACGAATCATCACTTCATCAGGAGAATGTTCCCACGCATTTAAGCGTTGTACAGCTACCCAATTATCTAAATAATTATCCACCATTTTACCCTTCCAAGATATAGTATATTGTTTTCCAATATCAAGTTGTGATGATAAAGATAATTTTGTAAGAGGCAATTGATAAATAACTTGTCCAGATGTTGTGTTAAGAATTAGATTTCTCCCTCCAATATTCAATTCATCTACTTTTTGCTGAGCAAAGGTTTTAGCTTGCTGTAGGTTTTGATGGAGTTGTAAGATACGTGCTTGCTGCTCAGCTGTTATGGCTATACCTGCTTGCTTATTGGCTTCGGCTATCGCTTGCGCTTTAGTGAGTTCGGATTGAGTGCGAGCGTAGGCTTCAGTAGCGGTTTGAGCAGCAGCAATGGCTTGTGTGCGGGCTTGCTTTTCAGCGTTTGCTTTTTGTTCGGCAAAGGTTTTAGACTCCAGAAATTTAGCATTAGTATTAGCGTTAGCCTCATTGATAGCTTGTGAGCGTGCTTGTTGCTCGGTTTGTATTTGATTTTCTAAATCTTCAGGTGCGGGAGACCAGTCGGTGGGAGTATTACCAATCTCTATCTTTATAGATGAATAGTATATCTCACCACTAACCTCTGTAAATTCTATAAATCCGTTGCCTCCGTTGTTGTAAAAATACATTCCGTTAGGGTTGTAAATGGTGTATCTGTGCCACTGCCCATCATTAATAAGGGTTTGATTATTAGAATATACCAGAGAAGCGGATATATTATCTGGAGGAGATTGGTTAGATGTTGCAAAATTGGTAAACTTACCTTTCCCTGTAGTTTTAGCCCAAAATGAAATAATAACAGGCCTGCCAACAATAGGAGGAATAATAGCATTTATACCACGATAATCAGCATTTGTAATTTTTCTTATCACATTACCGTTGAATCGCTCAGCAATAACCTCTCCTGCATTATTACTCCAAGTAAATCCCATATGGTTAGGTTGTCCATTTACTATAAACTCTTTTGTTTCTCTTAATAAGTTACGTCCGCCTACTTGGATATTGCTTGTTTGGTCGTTGGTGTATTGTTTCAGTTTGTTTTCCAATGAAAGTAAATCAGGATTTACAAGTTGTTTTATTTCGGTTTTGTTGCCGTCTGTGATGTGGAGGTTGGCTTTGATAATGATTTCTTTGTCTAATAGCTGGATATACTGCTCGCCGTTGCCTGATGTTATCTTGTCAGTTTTGATTTGTCCGCCGGTGATTTCGGTAAAGCCGTTGAGCTGGGCTATACCTCGCTCGCCATTGTACTCGGAATTGACGGTGGCATATAGGAAATGGTAATAGCCTGCTTCTTGTTCTAAATCTATCTTGTTTTCGGATAGGACAAACTCGGCTGTCTCTACGACTTTGCTTGCTTTGATGTATAGGTAATAGGTTTTTGCCTTATCGTCTAACCTGCCTGACACAAAGGATGGTGCGTACCAATATTTATAGTCCGCTGCTGAATAATTGGGCTTAATATCGGTTGTACCTAATGCGTAGTGCTTTATCCAACCGCTGCCTGCGTTGAGTTGCTTGTTGTTCCTATCAAAGTACAAGGTATGAGGTACGGTGATAGGGTTGGTCTTATTGGCTACAAAGACAAATTGCCCTGACTTATTGCCTACTAATGCCATCATCGTCTGAATGGTCGCAGGAATGATGCTCTTGGTGTATTCGGGGAAGGCTTCTTCTACCTGCTTAATGGTCTCTAAGGCGTTGCGCCAGCTGCGTTTGGTTTCGGATAGGGTGCGCTTGTTGAGTTCGCCGAAATATACTTCTTGGTTTTGGAGTTTGCGCATTTCAGAAGCAAAAGAATGCCCTTGTACTTTGTTAGATAGCTCTATTTGTGGGCTGTAGGGGTTATTTACATACTCTTTGAGCCCCACGATGCGAATGGCTACGGGGGTGCGCTGAAACTCGGTGTCGGAAAAGTGGATATATGCACCCATTTTAAGCCGTCCGCCTACATTAGCCCAGTTCTTTTTAGCCCATATGCCGTCTAAATCGCCGGTGAAGGTGAAGAGGTCGGCGCGGTTTTCGTATAGGTATTTGCAGGCTTCTTTCATCATCTCCCAGCTTGCACCTGATTGGGTGGCGTTGTCGCAAATATAGGCATTAGGCATTTGCATATTATAGACGGAATACTCATCGCCTATGGCTGGCTTGAATATATCATTTGGCATTGTGGTGCCATCTTCTTCTTTAGGCTGTAATTGAAAGCGTTTTTGAGTGTGGTCGTAATGATTGACATCAAACTCACGCCCTGAAAGCATACCACTTTCAAAGTATATCACCATCTTTTCGCCTTTGATTTGGAGGTCTGAAAAGTTGAGGGCTTGAGGTATGGTGGTATCGGTGAAGTCGTAGAAGTGCTTATCGTGATTTACTTCAAAAACCTGAGAAACACTACCTTTTCGCTTAGGATATATATGCGATAAATCAAGGCTTTGCTCATTTATAAAGCCGTTATTTTGGGCGTTTTTGACAGCTATTGATAGCCCCTTGTTGTCTGAAACGAAGGTTACGCCTTCATATACGTACTCTTGTGATTTGGGTAGTAATAGTTCTTTATTGCCGTACTTGGAGCGGTCAATATTACGGTCGCCCCCTTGTACATATAGGCGTGTGATGCGGCTTTGTTCAGTGGTACGACTTACACCTGTTTTAAAGCCTTTGCCCTTGCCATATTGTAGTGGCAGGGGATTGTCCTTGAAGTATTCTACCTTGTGAAGGTGTATGGTTTTGCCTATGATTTCGTATTCAGTTTCAAAGGCTTTGGCTATCATATCTAAGGCTTCGAGGCAGTTGTTGTGGTTGTAGGAGATGAGTTTTTCGGGGGCTTCGATAGTAGTTCCGAGCGTCCATCCGCTATCTATCATATTGAGACAATCTACCAATATCTGAATATGGTAGCGTGGTGAAGCGGTGAAGGGGAATTTGAGGGTTTTATCGTTAGGGTTGCAAAATTTGTAGTTTTTGAGGTTTGCGCCCTCGCTGTCCATAGCGAGGGTGTATTCGAAGCTGAAGCTGTTATGTTTTACGATTTTAGCGGACTGGTTGAGGGTGTACCGTTCGCCCTGAAACTCGCACCACGCACCGGTAGGAATTTCGGTATAAGTGGGTAATGAAAAGTATAGGGTGAGAGTATGCTCGCCCATTATAGAGCGATAGCGGTAACTTTCATCAGTAGGAAGTATATCAAGGCGGTTTGTATTAAAATTGATTTGCATAACTCTGAATTACAAGTGAGGCAAAGGTACGTTAGTATTGATAGGATATTAGCAAGGAGGTTTGACAATTATTTGACATTTTTATACAAGGGTAAGGGTGAGGGTAAATTCTACCTTGAGGATATTCCCGATAAGCAGCGCGTTCTTGATGCTTGCTTTTTGGTAGATAGCGTTTTGCGGTTGGAATGTAGGGTATTTTATCACTCGTTCGCCTTGTTTGGTGAGTTGGTATAGCAGTGCCTCGTAGAGTTGCCAAAAGGAAGTAAGAGGCTGACTGATATAACAATGTAGTGTAAGGGTACGCTCTTTGAAAGTATTGGCGTGCTGGGCGTATTGTACGCCTGACAATGTATTGCTGGTAGTGGTGAGGTGCTCTTTTACCTCGTAGGTGGGCAGGAGTGTGTTTTGGGTTTCTTCGAGTAGATAAATGCCATACTTGGATAGGTCTGTATCGTCTATAGTGAAGCCTGAAGGGGGCAGGGTGGCATTGGGGGCGGTGTAGGTGTAGCCTTGTAGGGGGGTGTCGTTGGCAAGGGTAATATCGGTAGT